TATTGATGAACCAACATATGAGACAGTAGAATTAGAGATACAAGAAATTGAAATAAATGAGATTGAGGTTGAGGTAGCTGAGATTGAAATGGAGATAGAAGCTGAACTTGAAATGCCTGAGCCTGTAGAAGAAACCCCTGAAGAGATGCAAGATGAACCTGTTGAAGAAACTAATAATGAGTCTGATAACGATCTACAAGAAGAGACAGAGAACAAAGAAAGCATTTCTGAGGCTGAGGAGAATGAGGACAAATCAAGCGATATGGAAGAAACGGAAGATAAAGATCAAGACAATAAGGTAGAGCCAAAAGAAAACAAAAAAGAAGAAGCCGCAAAAAAGATTGTTAAAAAGATGGGAGACAAAGGTAAGTATGACTCAGCAAATCAAACTAAAACTTTAATTGTAATGCAAGTATTAGGAAACAGTAAAACATTTTTTGATAGCCAAAAACAATTACAAGACACAGTAGGATTTTTTACAGATAAAACTTTACCTGATACAGTTATAAATGATAATGATTTAGCAAGTTACTTTTTGTTTGTAGGAAGTGATGGATTAATGAATGAAATGATAGAGAGTCAATGGCAGAACTAGAATTTGCTGGTGTTAAAATAAAAGGCGGAAAGATAGTAGTTATTATTACAGCTCTTACTACTTTGATTGGTGGTGCTTGGGGTGGCTTTGAATTTTACAAAGATTATCTTGATATGAAAGAAAAAATACAAAGTTATTCAGCACCAGACTTATCAGGGTTTGATAAAAGACTAGAACTTGTTACACAAAAATCTGATGTTTTACAGCAAGAAATATCTATGATAATCCAAGAAGTACAGCTTGTTTCTGATGTTGCTAACGAACTTAAAAATGATTTAAGGCAAGATGTAAGAAGAATTGAACGAATAGTTAATGATGTAGAGCAAATGATTAAGGAAGATCAAAGACAAAATAGTGAGGACTTAAAATATACCATGAGGGACATTGAGGAACGCATGGAAGTATTGTCGGATAAGTTGGAAAAAAATATGAATGAGTTAGAAGAAAAAATAGAAAAAAGAATAAAACTTGCATTGGAAAATCCTCTTAGTCAAATGAATGGTTAAAAGATTAGATACAGGTAAATCTATCTTTGATAAAGTAAAGAAAAGAACAAGTATTGGTAATTCCTCAAGGTCTAAACCAAAAAACAAACATAAATTGAAGTCATGGAAAAAATACAATAGACAAGGTTAATGTGGTTTGTTCATACGATTATTTGTATTTATAATATATCTATAGTTCCTTTTTGTGCCTATGATGGCAAACTACCTATAAAGTTTGAAGATTTAAAATCTTGCGATATTTTTATTGATGATATAATTGAAACTATTAATGAAGATTTGATAGAGAAAGAAATCGGTTTACTTATGAAGTGCATGAAAGATTATGAGCAAATTAACACCTAAAACAACCAAAGAACATATTCTACACATTTACAACAAACTAGATTTGTTAGAAAACAATCATTTGAAACATATGCAAAGAGACATAGACCGACTCAATTATATTTTATGGGCGATAGGGTTTATGGTTGCAACTCAATTTGTGAGTTGGGTTTTGCGAATGTTTGGCTGATGGACGATAAAGAGTGGGACGAACTCAAACTTATTCAAGAAAAACTGCATGAGGCTCTTGATAAAGGTTATCCGCCCTTAGGGACAGGCGGCCCACATAATCCCAAAGGTGCAAAGAAAATAGTAGAAGAAGTAACACAAATCCCTAGAACTACACTTCAAAGAAAAATAGATAAGATTGAAAAACTAGCTTTAGAAAGTTCACATTGGAGAATAGAATGGGAAAGATATAAAGAAGTAAAACCTCAGATAGTTATAGAAGAATATAAAAAACCAATAATAAGAATACCAGCACAAAGAACGACATTTAGCGACCCAACAAAAGTTTTTGTAATACCTGATGCTCATGTTTCCCCTGAGCAAGACTTAGAAAGGTTTTATTGGATAGGGAGACAGATAAAAGAATACAATCCTGACCATCTTGTTTGTATAGGCGATTTCTGTAGTTTTGATAGTTGTTCAACATTTGACAAAAACCATACTGTAAAAGGTCAAAAGAAACCACCAATACTAGCTGATATAAATGCAACAAAAGATGCTTTAGAATTATTGTATGAGGGAATGGGAGATGTAAAGCCAATAAAACACTACTGTTTAGGCAACCATGAGATGCGATTATACAAGTATGAAAATGAAAACAAAGAAGTTGTAGGTGCTTTTTCTCAGCAATATGAAAGAATGTTTATGTCAAAAGGTTGGGGTATATCAGCTTATGGAGAGTTTCATTTTATAAAAGGAGTTGCTTTTGTTCATGTTCCTTTATCAGAAATAGGAAGAGAAATTGGTGGAAAGATGGCTGAAGCAAGTCAAGTTTCAAATGGTGCTACTCACGACATAGTATTCGGTCATAGTCATAGAGAAAGATCATGGAGAGCCTCAAAGCTGGGTAGAGGTAATTATGTTAAGATTGTGAATGTGGGGACTTGTATGGACTATGGTCATGTTGAAAGTTATGCTAAGAATAGTGCAAATGGTTGGAGTTATGGAGTAAGTCAGTTGTTGTTAGCTGATGGTCATGTTCAGGGACATAACTTTATCTCTATGCTTGAACTAAAGGAGAAATATGAAAGAAAAAAAGACGAAAGACCCAATAGTAACCGAACTGATGAACCAACTAGCTGATAGGTCAAATAGAGGTATACTAAAATATAAGAATACTATGAAGTCAGCTAGAATGAATAAGATACAAGCCATAGAAAATAGTATAGAAGAATTATTAGATGCGGCTGTATATTTAAAAAAAGCAGTTCACGAAATAAAAGAAGAAGATGAAGAAATATATTTAGGTATAGGGGGAACAAGATGAATTTAGAACAAGTAAAAGAACACATAAAAGAAGAAGAGGGTTACAGAGATACAATGTATAAAGACCATCTTGGATTTGCCACAATAGGCTATGGTCATTTAGTTTTACCAAGAGATAAATTTAAAGAGGGTGTTAAGTATTCTCAGAAAGAATTAGAAAAAGTTTTTGAGTATGATTTTCAGATTGCATATCAAGATGCTGTTAGTCTTTGTAAAGATTTAGATGTTAGTTATGAATGTGTAGAGATTATTATTCATATGTGCTTTCAACTTGGAAAACCTAAGGTTATGAAATTTAAGAAGATGTTTGAAGCATTAGGTAAAAAAGATTATGATAGTGCGGCAAACGAAATGTTAGATAGTTTATGGGCAAAGAAACATACACCAGCGAGAGCCGAGAGATTGGCAAGGAAAATGAGAGAGTTGACTTGAGAAAACATAAGAAAAGAATAACAACTTATGAAGAGAAACAATATATTTTAGATACAAGAAAAAAATATAAGGACAACGATCTTAGAAGCAAAATGGCTAAAGTAAGTAAATATCTAAAAGATGAGGGGAGATTATAATGGTATTAGGTAAAATATTTGGTGGAGATACATTAAAAACTGTTGGCACAGTAATAGATGATTTGCATTTCTCAGGGGAAGAAAAAGAAAAGTTAAAACTTCAAATGCAAGAGATAGATGCAAAACTTAAAGAAAAACAAATGTCAATAAATCTTGCTGATGCTCAATCAACTGCTGGTGGTATTAGCGGTTTTCTTCAAAGAGCATGGAGACCATTGATAGGGTTTTCCTGTGCTTTAGCAATTTTTTGGGAGTTTGTATTGAGTAAATTTATTTTATTTATTTGTGGTTTATTCCAATACGAAGTGCTAAACATTCCTCAGCTTGATATGGGGACTTTAATGCCTCTTGTCATGTCTTTATTAGGAATGGGTGCTTTGCGCACATTTGAAAAAACTAAAGGAGTTGCGAAATGAAACAAAGAATAGAAAAATGGTGGGACTCATTTGTAAGTTTAAAATGGTGGGTTCAAGCGATTATTATCGTATTGATAACAATCGGAGTACATAATTATATTCTACATTAGAGGTAAATATGAAACTAACGAAGAAACAAAAAAAATTGCCTATTGGTTTACAAAAGGCGATTATGAAGAGTAAAAAGAAGAAGAAAAAGAAAAGGGGGTAATTATGCCATATCATTATGGAAAAGGCTCTCATTCAAAGGGAATGAAGAAAAAGGGCAAGAAAAATAAAAAGAAAAAGAAAAAGAAATAATGGTTAAAGTTGCATCAATTAAAAATATTGTCAAAGACCTTACACCTAGACAACAAAAAACAATGAATAGTCATGCAAGGCATCATTCATTAAAACATATGAGGTTAATGGCTAGACTTATGAAGAGAGGTGCAACTTTTTCCTCAGCACATAGAACAGCACAAAGACGAGTAGGGAAATGAGTGGAATTACAACAACATCAACACTTGCAGTTTTGATGAATAAAAGACCCATGCGTAAGAGACGAAGTGCAAAAAAAAGAAGAAAAAAGAAAAAGCGAAAATAGAATAGTCCTAGATAACAAAAGCTATTATTTACACAAAATCAGTTGGTTTGATATTATTGGCGATAGCACCATTGGTAGTATGGAAGAATTTACAAAAATGAAACCTGTAGAGATTATTACTTACGCATTTATTTTTAAGAAAGATAAGAACAATTTATATACTTTTGCTAGTTACAGCCTAGATGGTGGATTTGGAGACAGAAATGTTATACCTCTTGGGGTTGTAAAGGATTTTTGTCAGATTTGATCTTAGCATCAGGATATAAATCTAAAATACCCTCTAAAAGGCTCATATTTGCCTCTACAGAGCCATAAAGGACATAGTGAGGTGTATGAAAGAGATTTGAGACTTTTAAGTAATTTTGCTGTGTTTCTGACAACTTTCCTTTTTCAGTTTTAATCTCAAGATAGACCATACGACCCTCAGGAAACTCTATTACTAAGTCAGGAACACCAGATTTTAGTCCCATTCTTACTAATTTGTTTAAAAACCACACTTTTCTTTGACCCTCATTGGGAATACTGAAAAATCTCATTCTATAGTCAGATTGCTTAGATTTAAGCCATTCTACTACTTCTATTTGTATGTCAGACTCTTTCACATACTAAATATAGCAAAAGGCTGGTCATTCTTAAAGAAATTTAATTTGGAGAAAAAAATTTAAAAAAAACAGCGACCAGCCATTCGGAAGGAATATTTTATGAAAAATACTTCTAATAACAAATAGAACAAATAGCGAAAATATGCAAATAATTAATTAAATGTTAAATAATGTGAATATATGTGTTGACTATGTTGTATAAATGTTTATCTATATATTTATATTAATTATGGAGAAAAAAATGACAAACAAAGATACTTTTACTTTAGACTTCAAAACACCTATCAATGTGATTTGGAGATTAGAGGAAAAAATTACTACACCTAATATTCTTGGTTCTTATAATGCTTTAAAAAGCGATAAGAAGAGATATGAATTTTATACAATGTTAGAATTATCATATCCAAAATTTGCAAAAACTCTTGATATATATATTCAAGAGGGCATTGTAAAAAATTTTAATTATACAGAAAAAGATTGGCTAAAGGTGGCTCAATAATGAGCCATCTACAACAGGAGAAAAAAATTATGGATAAATTAACTACTAGAAACAGAGGTAGAGATGGCAAGTATTGTATTTATGAAATTGAAT